CAACATCTGCTGTATTTGTGTAAGCCCCTGCGTCTTCGATTCGTTTTAAATAATAATATTTTAAATAAGTATATGTTGCAGCATCGGGTGTTTGATAAAGAGTTATTGTTGGTGTGGTTTGTCTATCTACATAATATTGACTTGGCTGTCCTTTTGAACCTTTATTAGGAAGTGCTGCATATTCACTCCTGCTGATCTTTGTCAGCGAAACATCGTTGGTAGTGGTAGATTGACCCGTAGTTGTACTTACGTACGCTTCTAGTATGTCGTTCGCATTGCTCGGTGCTGTGTATGTCGCTGTCCCGTTTGTCAGTAACTGCTCTTGGAGGGCGACCTTCCATAAATGAACACCTCGGTTTCCCCATTCGCTGAAAAGAATATTTAAACTTCGCCTTGCCGATTTTAAATCATACCCACTGTTAGTTCTTGCAGCACAACGTTCGTATGCTTCCTGAATGATATCGTCAATATTGAGATCAAATGAAGTTGTTCCTGATGTGGCCATTTAACATCCTAATAAATTGGTGGGTTTTCTTTAACACCTTTTAAAGCTAAACCACCAAATCTTTTTTTCTGAAGTTTGTTTTTTCTCTTTTTATCTAATTCAAAAAATTCATCTTCATCTTTTATGTCAAAATCCTCTTGATAGCTACGAACATCACCTTTTATTCTTTTGTCATCAGGGTGAACACCAGGATGATACTTTAATACTTCTTCATCAGATAAATCTAAAAACTCTTTTTTCTTTTTACTTTTTTTAAATTTCTCTGCTGCTTTAATTGCTTTTCTAGCTAACTCCATTATTTTTTCCTAATAAATTGGTGGGTTTTCTTTTACACCTTTGATAGCCATACCACCAAATCTTTTTTTCTTGGCTCTAAGTAACTTAAAATCGTTACCTGAAATTTTACCATCTCCATCAGCATCAATCTCAGCTTGACCACCAGTAAGAAACTCTTCTTTTTGCTGTTTCTTCTTACTTCTTTTCATAAAGGTAGCTGTTTTATCTCTTTTACCTTTAGCACTTTTTATGTTTCTAGTAACTGAATCTGCATATTCATCTGCCCCTACCAAAGCAACACCCATAGGTCCATAAGCCATACCTAAAACTTGTGGATCTTCATCAATTTTTTGTTCCAGTTTGCTTTTTTTTCTTGGTTGTGGAACAGGCACACCTAATTCTTGATGATAACGCTTAGCTGCGTTTTCCATTTCTAGTTTTTCGTCAATTATTGTGTTGCCTTGTTTGTTTTTCTTAGGCTTATCTTTAGAAAGCGTTCCAGTAATTTTTTTTGCTGCTCTGTAGGTTTTTAATACTGCCATGTTTTTCTCCTTTTATTAAAGTATATCCTTATAATAGGTGTTTATCAACCCACCTTCAGCAAACTCAAAATTACCTTCGATACTAAGTTGTCTTGATATTTTACCTGTTTTATTATCTTTTTTTAACTGACCTCTAACTCTTCCATATTTACCACCAATGGTGCCAGTTACACCTTTTGCTTGTTTTTTATCTTCATAATAAGGCGTTTTAATTTCTTTATATTCTTTGAATAATTCAAGTGAAACATCAGGCAATTTTTTGTTTCTTTTTTCTAATCTCACAGCAGGTCTTTTAAAACTTTCTTGTATATTCCCTAAATTTACTTCACTAAAATCATATTTAGGTTTTAGTGAATATGTTTTTCTCTTTTTTTGTTTTGTTGCAAATTCACCTTCGTTAGCAAATGTTTTTACATTTGTAGGCTTACCACCAACTCCTTGTGCCTTGGATCTTTTTCTTGCTACAGCACTTCTTTTTTGTGATTCAGTCATTCTTGCAGCTTTTGAAGCTGGCACACATTTAGGGTATTTTCGTTTAGACCCACTTGCACTTTTACGACCGCATGGTTTATGGCCTCCACCTTTCTTTTTAGAACCGATGTCAACCCATTTTTCGGAAAACCACTTTTTTAAACCACCCATTACAATAAGTCTTTGTAATATGCCTGAGCTGATGAGTTCATTAAGTTATCATCATCAACGTCTACTGATACTGGTGAACCCATAACTTCGTGATTACCTACTTTGTTAAAACCACCTTTTGAATAATACTCGTCAACATAGCCACGTTTTCTGTTTTCTGCTGCTATTTCAGAATTTCTTATATCTATACCTTCGTTCCTTTCTTTAGCATCTTTTCTTGCTCGGTAACGAAGAAAGGGTGTTGCAAGTGCCATAATTGGACTACCTGATTCTTTAAACACATCTAACATACTTGGCTGCCCAGGATATACCTTACCTATCTTTTTTAATTTAGGTTTTCTAGGACCATAAAAATCATCACCAGGTTTATTTGAGTATCTTTTTGATTTGTTAGCCTCAATTTTTTTTGCAATTTTTTTTCTTTTTCTTACCGAAGCCTCTTTATCAATTTCTCTTTTTGGGTTTCTAGATTCCATAATATCTCCTGTTTTAGCTTTTTTAGGACCCCAGTCTTTTCTTTTTTTACCGCTCGGATCTTTAATTTTACCTGCACATATTTTCGATGCATATGCATTTGCATAAGCACTTGGGTATACCTTGAATTTTCTTTTTGCGGCAGCTTTGCCTCTAGCACATAATTTTGTCATACCTTATACTACCCTTTTTCTAGTATTCTTTCTACCCCTCACTATCTTTCGTTTTTTGCCAGGAGGTGTTTCTATTTGTTTTTTCATTTGTGATCTTCCTATTGCCATGGTATGTACCTCGTCTTTCCTTTCGCATCTTTATATGCTTTTAAAAATTGTTTACGACACTCATCAGTATATGATACATGAACCCAACCACTTTGTGGATCTGAGGGTTTATAAAATTCAAGTATTAACTGATCATACTTAATATTTGCATGAATCCAACTAGCAAGTATTTTGTTATCTAAACCAAATATTTCTATATCTGCAGCCTCACCTTTACAATGTTGAGATTTGCTTGAAGAGCCAATGGCCTCACTCAAACGAGCTGATCTAAAACCAGAAGAAATTATTACTGGCTTTTCAAATTTATTACGTATAGGTTGAAGAACATTCTCACATAGTTTAGTTAATGCCAAAACCTGATTTTGATTTGGCTTGTTTTCAAACCCCAGACGTGTTGCTGTTTGGGACTTTGTTAATTCTGCGAGTGAAAAATTTTCTGTAAGTTGCATTTATCTTTTTTATAGGATAACTAAAAGTCGCCCATAAACCCCATATTGCTAAAAATATTATAAATCCTGAAAATAATATAGAAGTTACTAAAAAATCCAACAAAGGCTCAAAAGCACGCATAATACAACTACTATATAATCTTTGTTATCAATGTACAAGCTTTTAATTAATTCTATTTTTTCTTTAACTTTATCTAACATTTCCATCTCCTTCTCGCCTGACAAATTCTTTTGTTTGGCGTTTTTTGACAATTAATATTATGCATTTTCATCTGCCCTTTACTTCTAGAACAATATGACTTTCTGCGTTTAGCTGCTTTACTACCTTTTTTAACTTTACCAGTAACAGCAGTTTTTAACTTAGAGCCAGGGTTTAAACGTCTATACGCTTTTACCCCAGCTTCAGTCATTCCAGCACCTGATTTTGTAGACCTATAGTTTTTTTTATTACGAGGAGGCATACCACCTTTCGCTAAACCAAAAAGGTCTAAATCATCATAGTAACTATTATCCATTGTCAGTATCAGCAGTTACTGGTGTTACAAACACAGTTACTGAAGTAACGTTGGAAATTGTTAAATGCATATCTGTTTTAAAAACAATACCATCAAGAGGAATATCAATCTGATATTGATCTGCTGCACTACTAGCTGGTGTTGTGATAACTAATTTTTGTGTACCACTTGCTCCTCCATCTTTAAATGTAAGAGTACCTGCTGAAGCATGACCAACATAATATATTGATAATAATCTAGTTCTACCAGATTGAATCGTACCTGTTGATGTTAACGTTTTTGCACCTACATCAGAGTTCATAATTTACTCCTATCTGTCTGCTGCTGCAAACATATAATCTAAAGTAGTAGCTTTAGTTCCTGTAGCATCACCAGATAATGACATAGCTGCAATAGTCAAGTTTTCATCATCAGGAATATTAGTTGTATGTGTTGCAACTAAACTTCTGTTAACGAAGAAGTCAACTTTGCCAGTGCTTTGAACTCTGATACTTAATGTTGCATAAGTATCGTCAGCAAAATCAATACCTGAATCAGTAGATGTTTCTGTGCCATCTTTTTCTGTTTTACACAGAATGGAAGCATCGCCATCATCTACTTGAAATACAATTCTATCTGTTGCTGTAAGCATGTTTTCAGGATTAGTCGCAAAATTGACTGTAAAACCTACGCAAAAATCCATTTGATCTGCATCAGATAGTTTTGCTTTAGTTTCAAACCAAAGATCTTTGCCTGATTGAACTGCAAAAATTTCATTCTTTTGAATTGATGCACCATCGTTGTCAGTGGTAGCCGTTGAAGTTAAAGCAACTTCGCCATTTACTGTATCCGCAACAATTGCTACAGAAGCTCCTGAGTCTTTTACAACTGTCCATCTATGACCTGTGTTTGAATCAAATCCGATTCTGTCAAAGTCGTCCATGTAAGCCACGTAGTCAGGGTTTCTGTCTATTGGTAAGTTTTCAAACCATTTTCTTGTTCCGTCTTTACCCGCAAACAAAATAGGTCCTGTAAAATGTACTGCCATTTTTTCTCCTAGTTAAAAAGATATAGTCCTCTAGGGTGTCTGCCAAGTCAGTCTATATCTAGTTTATATAATCTTGGTTTTTATATTATACAAAAAAAAAGGGGACTCGTAAGTCCCCCCCTTTTAATTTATTTCACCACTGAAACTATGCAGCGCCAGGTGAACCAAAGATACCTCTTGGATCAGAAAAACCAAAAGAATATCTTTCTCTTGCTTTAAATCTGACGTTACCAGTATCAAAGTCACCTTCGATTGCAGTTTTAATTGGACTTCTAACAAACTGTTTAAGTCCATTAGGAGCATCAGTCATGATGAAGAAAGCATCAGTATCTGTTAGATAATGATTAACTCTATAACCTTGTGGGATCATACCCATAGAAGCCATAGCGTTGATGTCATTATCAGCAGTACCAACTCTCTGAGGTGATCTTAAAATTCTTTCAGCAGTAAACTGAAGTTCTTTTGGAATAATCAGTTTAACACCTTGCATTGCAATTTTAAGTCCTCTTTCATCAACGAAAGCAGCAATATCAATTAGAGACTGCTCTAGTGATGTTTCAGATAAATCGGCAGCTGTTGATAGTTCGTTTGCGAACGTACCACCAGTAGCGATTGGATGAGCAGTCGAACATAGTTCAACACCATCACCACCAGCAAAGCTTGAGTTAAACGCATTGTTAAGTACGTTAGCAGCTTTTACTTGTTTAGTGTTAGCCATTGAACGAGCCAATGCTCTTGTGTATCTTGCAGCTAATCTATCATACAGATTATCTTCAATTGCTTCCTCAGTTATAGCAAACGCCATAGCGATTGTTTCATGAGTATATCTCGCAGTAAAAGATTCAGTTGCTTGATCAAATGTGACCCCTGCACCTTCTTCTTTAACTGGAGCACTACCGAAACCGCTTAGCATTACTTCTTCTTCAAAAGCTCTATCCGATGCTTCTGCAACGAAAATTTCTGCATGTTCGTTTTCGTAACGATTATATTCTAAGCCAAAGAGAGCGTTTAAACCTGGCTCTAACTCTTTGACCAGTTGTGATCTTGAAATAGCCATATATTATCTCCCTATGTTAGACCTGTTCCATCACGGAAAAAGTGTCGGTTAATTCTCACAATTACGTTAGCATTAGCAGAAGCAGTATCACTATTATTAGGATCTTGACTGATATCAACAGCCTGAACCATAAAAGTTGATGCGCTATCGCCAGTGCTTACATCTAATTGCACCTTTGAAATACCAGTAGAAGTATTACCAGTTACGTTTGTAACAGAATAGTTTTTGTACAAATTGTCTCTAGTAAATGCTGCATCGGCATCCATTAAAAATAGTGTATCTGGATCATCGATTACATTTGCAACGATGTCAGAAGCAACAATAGAACCTGGATAGTAATTACTAAAAGTAG